GTTTGGCTATACAATTAGCCGTGACGATGTAAATGATATTAACAAGGTGGCGCGGAATCAATCTTTCGTGCCACCTGTTACTGATGATGGAACAGCAACCGTACAAGGTGGTGGCTATTTTGGCACTTATCTTAATATGGATGCTACCGCAAAGTCTGAATCTGAGTTAATTACTCGATACAGAGAAGCATCTATGTATGCTGATTGTTCTAGTGCAATTGATGAAATCGTTACTGAAGCAATTGCAGCAGTTGAAGATGAAGCCGCAGTACAAATTAATATTGATGGATTGAATTTACCTGACAACATTAAAACAGCAATTACGGAGCAGTTTAATACTGTTGTGCGATTGTTGGATTTTAATATGAAGGGATTCGATATTTTTCGTTCATGGTATATTGATGGAAGAATTTATTATCAAAAGATTATAGATACTAAGACTCCCAAAAAGGGAATCTTGGAATTAAGAAAAATTGACCCAAGAAAGATTCGTAAAGTCCGAGAAGTTAAAAAGGATAAGGATCAAAAAACGGGTATTGATTTAATTAAGTCAATTGAAGAATATTTTATCTATAGCGAAAAAGGGATTAACTATAACCCCAATTATCAAACTTCAGTTTCTGGCACAAATCAGGGACTAAAAGTTGCTGTAGATTCTATAACATATGTTCCTTCTGGGTTAAATGATTCAGAACAAAATGTAGTTTTAAGTTACTTACATAAGGCTATTAAGCCAGTTAATCAACTTAAAATGATGGAAGACGCGTTGGTCATTTATAGACTTGCCCGTGCTCCAGAACGAAGAATATTTTATATTGATGTGGGCAATTTGCCTAAATTGAAGGCTGAGCAATATCTAAAAGATATTATGGCCCGCTATAGAAACAAGATTGTTTATGATTCTGCTACAGGCGAAATCAGAGATGATCGTAAATTTATGTCAATGTTGGAAGACTTTTGGTTGCCTCGTAGAGAAGGCGGCCGAGGTACTGAAATTACTACTTTGCCAGGTGGCGAAAACTTAGGTCAAATTGAAGACATAGTTTATTTTCAGAATAAATTATATCAGGCATTGAATGTTCCTTTATCAAGAATGCAACCTCAACAAGGTATTTCATTTGGTAGAGCAACAGAGATTACTAGAGATGAATTAAAGTTTGCTAAATTTGTTGGCAGACTGCGTAAGAAGTTTAGTGAACTATTTAATGATGTTCTTAAAACACAACTTATCTTAACAGGTGTTATAACCGACCAAGATTGGGATGAGATTAAAGAAAAAATACAGTATAAGTTTGCGCAAGATCAATATTTTGAGGAAATGAAAAATTCTGAGAATCTTCGCAACCGCGTAGATATTATTAATCAGATGCAACCATATGTTGGTACTTATTTTAGTAAACAATATATAATGAAAAATGTGTTAAGAATGACTGATGAAGAAATTGGGCAGATGGAAGAACAGATTGAATCTGAACCTTCACCTACATTGGGCGCTGGCGGACAACCTCTAGATGCTATAAATAATCAACAGTAAGGAAAATTATGGAAACTACAGCAACGCTTAGAAATATGGTAGATGATATTTTAGCTGATCGTTCAAACGATGCAGTTAATCAGTTTAATGCCGCAATGGGATTTAAATTATCCAATGCACTAGATACAAAGAAACAAGAAATAGCAGCTTCAATAGGACAAAAAGAAGAAGAAAATGAAGAAGTTTAATCAAATAAGATTAGATTTAGTAGAAAAAACTCTTACTCCCGCTGAAAAGAAAAAGCGAGAGGAAATTGCTATGGCCATGGAGCGCGAGAATCCAGGTATGGACATGGGCAAAAAGATGGCTATTGCTACAGCAGCCGCTAAAAGAGTTGCTGAAGAAAACCTTGATGAAATATCAACAAAGACTTTAGCTAAAGCTGCTAAGTCAGCATCGGATCCTGATTCTGATTATTACTATGGTAAGTCACACGATCCTCAAAAATTTGCAGACCATGCCAAAAAGACTAAAGATGCAAAATCTGCGGCCGCTGTTCAAGGTGCCGCTGATGCCAAAAGTCACTATGCAAGACCAGGCCATACCCTTGGAAGTTATGATAAACTTGCAAACAGAACTCCTGCTCGTGTAACTAGTACAGGAAAAGCAAACAAACAAGATGTTAAAACTTTAAAAGGTAACATCCAAAGAAATGAAGAAGTTACTACAACTCATGAAGATCCTTTAGTGCTTACAAAAGACTCAGAAGGTAATATTCATACTCACGCTAATTTATCTGTTGCCAATGCTATTCACGGTACAAATGTTAAGCATCAAGCTATTCATACAGGTATGCCTGTACAAGCTGGTAAGTTTACGTTTGAGTTATCGAAGCATCACGCTTCGCAAGTTAAAGAAGCCAAAGAAAAAACAGAATATGATTACGAAGGCGATATGGCCCGTGGTCAATTACAAAGTATTATCATGAATGCTCAAAGAGTGCATGATATGCTAGAAGACAACGATAATCTTCCTGAGTGGGTTCAATCTAAAATTACACTGGCAGAAGATTATATTTCAACGGTTTCAAACTATATGTCAAGTGAAATAGATGAAGCTGCATTGAACGAATTATCAAAAAATACTTTACAAAATTATAAAGTAGCAGGCCACAAGAAATTTGACAGCATACGAAACAACACTGATGCAAATTCAATGGCTAAAAAAGCCAAATTAGAAAAAGGCATTAAAACCGCCAGCGCAAAACAATATCCAAAACCTGCAAGTACACCTGCTCCAAAAGCAGATCCTAATAGCAGAGGATATGAAAAAGGTCGTTATATGGGTGATAGCGTTGAACAAGATAGTGAATCTCAAATTGACGAATTAAAATCATCTACATATCAATCGTATGTGGATAAAGTTGCAGACCCCAAAGTTGCTTCAAAGCGAGGCAACACACAAAAAGGTGTACCTAAAAGCATTAAAGCAATAGGCGGGGTAACTAAAGCTATTGGTAAACAAAATTTTGCTGCAAGACTAGCGTCTGCCGCATCTAGAAACTTTTAAGAGGCACAAATGGCTGTCACAAAAACGGTAATTAAAAAAGTTAGACAACAGGCGGTTGTTAAATTTGTCGGCGACGGTCAGGCCAACGTTGATTTAAATTCTGATTTGGCTTTAGCGGATGAAACTTTTTTAGGTTACGCTAATACTAATGTTACAATTACAGGCATGGTTTGGTCTGCATCCGATTCAGTTGCATCCCCCATTGTTATTAAAAGACCACATACTGCAGCTGCAAATACATTGATATTGTTTGGCAATGACAATTGGTCCTTAACACAAATGTTTGGATTTGCTGAGAATTCAAATTCTAGTTCGAATATACATATTGTAATGCCACCAGCTGGCGGAACATTATATTTAACATTGACAAAGAAAAACGGGTATCAAGAACCCGATCAACAAACTAAAGTATAATAGGTAGATAAAAATGCGTTTAATTACAGAAGTCGTACAAGACCTACAATATCTTGAAGAAGATAAAAAAGGTGGCGGTAAGAATGTTTTCATTGAAGGCATTTTCATGCAGGCAGAACAACCTAACAGAAATGGTAGAATGTATCCCATGGCTGTTATGGAAAAAGAAGTTGCTAGATATCAAAAATTAATTGACGAGAAGCGTTCTTTGGGAGAGTTAGGTCATCCTTCTAACCCAACACTTAATTTAGATAAAGTATCTCACCTAATTACAAGCCTTCGTTTTGAAGGTAAAAATGTAATTGGTAAAGCAAAAATTTTAGAAACCCCAATGGGTAACATTGCTCGCAATTTAATTGAGAACGAAATAATGTTGGGAGTTTCATCTAGAGGGTTAGGATCATTAAAACTCAATAAAGAGGGTGTTAATGAAGTACAGGATGATTTTCATCTTGCGACTGTAGATATTGTCGCGGATCCGTCAGCACATGATGCCTATGTTCAAGGCATTTATGAGTCTGCAGAATGGATTTGCGAAAACGGAGTTTGGAAAGCGATTGACGTCGAACGAGCGCAACAAACATTAAAGAAGGCATCTAAAGCTAATCTCGAAGAGACAAAATTAAAGATGTTTGAAGAGTTTATATCTAGATTATCTAGATAACCAAACTTATAAATAATTAAGAACAATCCATTTAGGAGACACTAATGTCAGTAGAAAGCAAAATTAAAGAATTGCTAGGGCGCGTAGATGCTAAAGCAAGTCTTGAAGAGGCTGATATGATGGGCGCAACCGGCGTCAACAAAGACAGCACTATTAAGCCAGCGAATAGCGGCGATGCAACAAACCCAAAACAGGGCGACTCGCAAGACGCTTCTTACGAAGTACGTGATGAGAAAGAAGAGAATCAAGGTGCCAAAGTTTCTGGTAATGTTAAGAAAAATACATTAACACAGTCTGGCCCAGGATCCGCTCCTAATTTCACTACTACGGCAGATCCTACTTCTGTTGTCGGTCAATCTACTTCTGCAGGAATGCGCGAAGAAGATGAGACAGCCGATGATGCAGACGTTGTAGCTGAAGATGAAGATACAATTGTAGCAGCCCCTGCCGCAATCGATCTATCACCAATCTTTGGTGATGATCTTTCAGAAGAATTTAAAGAGAAGGCCACATCTATTTTCGAAGCAGCAGTTATTGCTCGCGTTAATTCGGAAATGGACAAAGTAACTTCTTCTCTCGAAGAAAAGTATGCAGCTGATGTAGCTGACTACAAAGAAGGTATTGTTGAGAAAATTGACTCGTATCTAAACTATGTGGTTGAAAACTACATTAAAGATAACGAATTAGCCATTGAGAATGGTCTTCGCACAGAGATTGCTGAAGACTTCATGGCAGGACTAAAGGTATTATTCAAGGAACACTACATTGAAGTACCCGAAGAAAAATATGATGTAATCGGTGAACTACAAGCCAAGGCAGAAGAACTAGAAGCAAAACTAGACGAAGCTATTGGTCACAATGTAGACCTTAACAAAGAAGTCACTTCTTTAAAGCGAATTGCAGTTGTCGAAGAACTGTCCAAAGATCTAGCTGATACAGAAGCAGCTAAATTAGGTAAGCTTTTAGAGGGTGTTGATTTTGAGAATGAAGATCTATATAGAGAGAAAGTTTCTGTTATTAAGGAAAATTATTTCCCTAAGAAGCAATTAACTGAATCTAAACAGACTTCACAAGTTCAACAAACTTTAATTGAAGACAATGGCAGTACACCTGATTATACGGGTGACACTGTAGTCAACGCATACGCGCAAGCGCTTTCAAGATCAATCAAAAGAGCGTAATTAATACGTTATCCATCAAGGAGAAAATAAATGTTTTTATCTGAAAACTTACAACAAAAATGGCAAGCCATTTTAGAGCACCCTGATCTTCCAGCGATCAAGGATTCCTACAAGCGTGCAGTTACATCTGTATTGTTAGAGAACCAAGAGCGTTCACTACGTGAAGAGCGTAGCGCAATGTTTGAGGCAGCTCCTGCAAACAATATTAACGCAACAAGTGGTATCGACAAGTATGATCCGATCATGATCGGTTTAGTACGTCGTGCAATGCCTAACCTAATGGCTTATGACATCTGCGGCGTTCAGCCAATGACAGGTCCAACCGGTTTGATCTTTGCAATGCGTTCTACATATGGTACAGAGCGTAACAATACTTCAACTCGCGTTGAAGCATTG